AGAGGTGAGAGCGAATACCAAGGTAAATTATTAGAAGCAAGACAATCAGACTGGAAGGACGAGTTCGTTTTGATCGTACTCACATTGCCCATCCTGGTGATTGCCTGGGGAGTCTTCTCGGACGATCCGGGTGCGGCTGCAAAAATAAAAGAGTTCTTCGAACAGTTTCAGCAACTGCCCAGCTGGTTTACAAATTTATGGATTCTTGTCGTGGCGAGTATTTATGGTATAAAGGGCACACAGATTTTTAAAAACGGAGGAAAAAAATAATGAGAAGGTATTATAAAAATGGTTCATCTTTTCCTGATCTATCAGGTGACGGTAAAGTCACTATGAAAGATGTTTTGATGGGCAGAGGTGTAATTAAAAAAGGTAAAAAAAAGAAAAAGAAAAAGAAAATGAAGAGAGCTAAATCACCAATAGAAAAAATGGTAAGGAGTTAATAATGGCAAAATTATGTCCAAGAGGTAAAGCCGCAGCGAAACGAAAATTTAAGGTCTACCCAAGCGCATATGCAAATATGTATGCATCAGCTGTTTGCTCTGGTAAAGTTACACCAGGTGGCAAAAAGAAAAATAGAAAAAAAGCTATGGGTGGTGGAATGATGAGATCTATGTATGGATCTGGTGGTTCTGCGTGTGCACAAATAAAAGGATTTGGAAAAGCTAGACGTCCAGGAAAAAGATAATGGCCAAAAAAGGTTTAAGAGCATGGGTAAAGGAAAATTGGGTAGATATTGCGAACAGGCGAAAAGATGGTTCGTACCCGAAGTGTGGAAGAAGTGGTGGAGAAAAAAGAAAAAATTATCCAAAATGCGTGCCCATTGCAAAAGCAAGACGGATGACCAAAGGGCAGCGTGCGGGTGCCGTCGCAAGAAAACAAGCGAAGGCGAATACAGGTCCTACACCATCTAGAGCAGCAACTTTTGCAAAAACTAAAAGAAAAAAAGCAGCTGTAGGAGGTAGTATGCAAGCATACAATGGCCCAGCAATAAGATCAAATTATGGTGGAAAAATTTTAAGCAATCCTTCATATGAAAAATATTACAAAGGAATGATATAATGGCAGGCGGTGGATCTTTTTTAAGTGATCAAAATTTTACAACTTTAACAGCTGATGGACAGGTAAAAACTTTTTCAGGTGGATCTACAAACATAGGTCCTTGTAGAATAACTTACATACAGGCTTCAGGTATAACTAATTTAAAATTATATGATGCTACTTCAGCATCAGGTAATATTATTTTTGAAGCTACATTTGGATCAGAAGGTTTAGATATTATGATTCCAGGTAGTGGTATAAGATTTAGAAACACAGTGTTTGCAGATATCACTGGATCTGGTTCTGTAACACTTGGCTATACAGGCTAAGATGAGACGTAACAGAGACAAACAACCACCAAAAACTAAAAAGTATTTCAGACCTACAAAGTCTGGGGCAGGGATGACTAAAGCTGGGGTCGCCCGAGATCACTCGGACAAATGAAAAAATTTCCCAAAGCTGCCAAAGATCCTAACTCAAGACTAAGACAGGCTCGCAGAAGATGGAAATGTTAACATGAGAAAAAAAATGATGGGTGGCGGTATGATGGAAAGAACTGCCATGAAAAAAGGTGGCAAGATGAATGCAGGATTAAAAGCATTTCTTGCTAAAAAGAAAAAAGCCAAAATGAAAAAGAAAAAATAATGAAAAAGGCTAAAGCAAAAATAAAGAAAGTAATGAAGGGTTTGCAAAAAGCATCTAAGACACATGCTGCTCAAGCAAAAACTTTAAAAGGAGTTTTACATGGCCGATCCAAAAGTAGGAACGGGAAAAAAGCCTAAAGGCTCCGGACGTAGACTTTATACGGACGAGAATCCCAGAGATACTGTCCGTATAAAATTTGCAACACCTACAGACGCAAGAAAAACTGTTGCAAAAGTCAAAAGGATATCAAAACCTTTTGCAAGAAAAATACAAATTCTTACCGTTGGAGAACAGCGTGCCAAGGTAATGGGTAAATCAAAAGTCGCTGCAATATTTAAAAAAGGAAAAGATGCAATTAGAAAGGGGAGAAAGTAATGGATGGATTAGATATATTGTATAAAATTCAAAGAATGCTGAAGGAGGATTATCAAACAATAGGTGAAGCTATGATAAGCGGAGGTGTTGACAATATGGAAAAATACAAATATATGATGGGACAGGCGCATGCCTGTAAAAAAATATCACAGGAAATCTCTAACCTGCTGAATAAAAAGGAGCAAACAAATGAGCAAAAACCAGACCTTAGAAACGTCGTCAAATTCGACCCCAAAGATTAAGTCGGCATTATTAGATAAATACGACGACGAATATAAAAAAGAAGTTGACGGATACGAACGTTTAAAAACAAAAGAATCAGAAAAATTACCAAAACCAACTGGATGGAGAATATTAGTTCTGCCATTCAAACTACCAGAAAAAACAAAAGGTGGATTGTATTTAGGACAAGAGACTCTTGAAAGACAGCAAGTTGGTTCAACATGTGGACTAGTTTTAGAAATGGGTCCGCATTGTTATGATAAAGAAAAATTTCCAGAGGGGCCTTGGTGTAAAAAAGGTGACTGGGTTATTTTTGCAAGATACGCTGGATCTAGAATCCAGATCGATGGTGGGGAAGTAAGATTGCTAAATGATGATGAAGTTTTAGCAACCATCGAAAAACCTGAAGATATACTTCATCAATACTAATCATAGATAGGAGAAAACTATGCCGGAAGAAGAAAAGAAAACAGTTGATATAGATACATCAGGACCTGATGTAGATGTTCAATTGCCAGAGGAAAAGGAGAACGAAAATGTTCAAACTGATAATGACACTACTAACGTTGTCGAGTCAGCTAGTGAACCTACTGACACAACTACAAATGTGGAAGAAGAAAAGAAAGAAGAAAAGAAAGAATCAGTACAAGAAGAGAAAGAAAAAGAATTAGAACAATACTCTGATAGTGTTCAGAGAAGAATAGCAAAGCTAACCAAAAAATGGAGAGAAGCTGAGAGACAAAAAGATGAAGCTACTGATTATGCTAAAGCTCAAATTAAATTGAGAGAGCAAGCAGAAGCTAAAATCTCTAAGTTCGAACCTGAGTTTTTCAAAAACGCTGAAGACAGTGTTGAGAATGGTCTGAAAGCAGCGCAAGCAAAACTTGCTGCAGCTAGAGAGGCTAATGATTTAACAGCCGAAGCAGAAGCTTTGACTGCTATATCAGAGTTTGGTTATAGAAGAGCTAGACTTGCTGAAACTAAAAATCAGCAAGAAGAGTACAATAAAAAACTAAAAGAGCAACCAAAACCGGAGATAAACCTAAATAGACAGACGGCTTCTGCTGGATCACCTGATCCAAAAGCTGAAGATTGGGCTAGTAAAAATTCATGGTTTGGACAAGATACAGCCATGACTTACACTGCTTTTGATCTTCACAAAAAGTTGACTGAAGATGAAGGTTTTGACCCATCAAGTGACGAGTATTATTCTGAAATAGATAAAAGAATAAGACTTGAATTCCCACACAAGTTTGCTAATAATAGTGATAAGGGAGAAACTACGGCCAAACCTGTACAAACAGTAGCTTCAGCGAAGCGAAGTACAAATACCGGTCGCAAAAACTCTGTGAGACTCACATCATCACAGGTAGCAATCGCTAAAAAATTAGGTGTGCCACTTGAAGAATATGCGAAACAATTAAAAATCACGAAGGAGGCGTAAGCATATGGAAAATAATAATGATAAAAGAGCATCCCGTGCGAGTCAGACTAGAGAGAAAACATCTCAGAAAAAAGTTTGGGCTCCCCCGTCATCTTTAGATGCACCCCCTGCACCGACAGGTTTTCAACATAGATGGATAAGAGTAGAATCTATGGGCTTTCAGGATACCAAAAATATTTCTGGAAGAATAAGATCGGGATACGAATTAGTGAGAGCTGATGAATATCCAGATTCAGATTATCCAATGGTTGAAGATGGTAAATACAAGGGAGTGATCGGAGTTGGTGGCCTTGTGCTGGCAAGGGTACCGGAAGAGATCGCAAAGCAAAGATCTGAATACTATGTTAAACAACATGGTGATAAGGTAGAAGCGGTAGACAACGATCTTATGAAGGAACAGCATCCAAGTATGCCGATCAATGTTGATCGACAGACTCGTGTAACCTTCGGTGGTACGAAGAAATCCTAAAAAGAATTCTTTACCATCAAAGGATAAATCAATGAATGTCTAAAGGAGGACACAACTATGGCAAATAAAGACGCCGCTTTCGGTTTGAAAGCACTAGGAAAAGTTGGTCAGAATAGAGACAACCAAGGTTTATCCGAGTATGATATCGCAGCAAGTGCTACAGCGATATTCCAAAACGACCCAGTAGAAATGTTAGCTACTGGAACAATTGGAGTAGCTGCAGCAGGTGATGTTTTATTAGGAGCACTCAATGGTGTCTTTTTCACTGATGCTTCAACAAGCAAACCAACATTTGCGAACCATTTAAAGGCATCTAACACAGCAACTGACATTGTCGGTTTTGTGGCAGATGATCCTTATGAAAGGTTCGAAGTTCAATCAAACAACTCGGGCGCTTCAGCACAAACAGATATTGGTAATGTAGCTAATATCGCGTATTCAGCTGGGGCTGCACCAAATTTCGTTTCGAAAGTTGAGTTAGATGATGGAGATTTAGCAACTTCTGATGGCCAATTAAAGGTTATCGGTGTTTCTAGAGACCCGGACAATAACGACTTAACTTCTGCAAACGTAAATTTTGTTGTTACTATTAACGAGCACTTCTTGAAACAAGAAGCGGGCATATAATATAAGGAGTATATAATTATGGCGATAAGTAGAGGACAACTAGTCAAGGAACTAGAGCCAGGTTTGAATGCCTTATTCGGCCTGGAATATAAACGTTATGAGAATCAGCATGCTGAGATATATGCTACAGAATCTTCAGACAGAGCGTTTGAAGAGGAAGTCATGTTATCAGGGTTCGCTCAAGCTCAAGTTAAACCAGAAGGATCAGGTGTAACTTTTGACAACGCTCAAGAGACATACACTGCAAGATATACACACGAAACTGTGGCTCTTGCCTTCGCGATAACTGAAGAAGCTATTGAGGATAACCTGTATGACAGACTGGCTAGCAGATATACAAAAGCATTAGCTAGATCCATGGCAAACACGAAGCAAGTCAAAGCTGTAAGTCCGTTAATTAACGGTTTACCGTCTGGAAGCTTCCAATCAGGTGATGGTGTAACACTATTCAACACTGCTCACCCAACTGTAGCTGGAACTGTTAAAAACACTTTAACAACTGCTGCAGACTTGAACGAAACTTCGTTGGAACAATCAATGATTGACATTGCTGCAATGACAGACGAAAGAGGTCTAAAAATTGCTGCAAGAGGAATGAAAATGATTATTCCTTCAGAGCTTCAGTTCACGGCTGAGAGATTAATGAAATCTCAAGGTAGAGTTGGAACAGCTGATAATGACATCAACGCAATAGCGTCAATGGGAATGTTACCACAAGGTTATGTGATTAATAACTTCCTAACTGATCCAGATGCGTTTTACATTATCACTGACGTACCAAATGGTATGAAGTACTTTGACAGATCACCTATCAAAACTGCAATGGAAGGTGACTTCGATACTGGTAACGTAAGATACAAAGCTAGAGAAAGATATTCGTTTGGAGTATCTGACTTCAGAGGTATCTTTGCATCACCAGGTGCTTAATACTAAATAATTTGAGGCGGGACACAATCCCGCCTCATTTGTAAAATAGAAAGGAAAAATGCAACCAACAAAATTCAGAGTTCAAATTTTTGCATATCAAATGCACGCTGATTTTCAAATTACATGCATCGATTCACCCATTGATATAGAAAATGCTATAGTTGACAGATTAGGAAAATCTGATATAAAATGGGAATATCTTGGAGAAATGAATGATCCCAGGGTAAAACGTATAACCTATGAGGAGGTTATAGATGGAGAACATGATGCAACATCTAAACGACCTTTACACGAAGAAAAAGGGTCTGGATCTCGAATGGGAGCAGGAGC